CTGTCTCAATCGTCGTGCTGTTGCCCCCCTCAGATGTCTTCTTGTTTACCGCGCGAATGCCGTTCTGCACCTCCGCCGGCATCAGCGCCAGAATCGCAGGCAGATAGGTCAGACGCATATCGGTGTTCTTCCAGCCGAGACCGCTCAGGTTGGTGCTGTACATCTGCTTTGCTTCGCTGTAACAATCATGCAGCTGGAATGTCAGCGGAGCCGTGCCGGAGCCGTCCGCATACTCGTCATGATTCTTGCCGATGATATCGACCTGATAGGCCGTCCCGCCGATGTTCATGGTCTTGCTGTCGCCCACGGCCCAGCTGTCCGGGGCGATCCCGGTCCTGCACACCGCGATGATCTCTTCCCATGTATTGTCGGCAAAGCTGTCGAGATACAGGGGCATTTTCATGCTCTGCGTGCCGATCACGATGCTCTGCGCGGCATTCACCCCGTTTTTCGCCGACGTAACGCTCCACGCGCCTGCCTCCGGCAGCTCCAGCGTGCACACTCCGTCTGTCCCGGCAGTTCCCGTGACCGTTTTGGAGCCTTTCACTGCCGTGACTGCCGCCCCGGCAGAGGTGGTCACGACCAGCTTCGGCGTGATGCCGGTCTGGATCGCCTGAATCGCCGACACGAAGCCGTTCGGATAGACCAGCTGCGCGGACGTGCCGCCCTTGGCTCTGATCGCGTTCGCGACCGCCGTCAGGTCAGCCGTGTTTGTCAGATATTCCGCCATCAGAAGCTCCCTCCATTCGCATTGTCAATCGCCGCAGCAGCCCACGCGCCATTGGACACCCGCAGGAACTTTCCGTTGTCGGAGGCCGTCACATCCGGCAGGAAAGTCTCATCGCCGGACAGCGTATATCTGGTTCCCCAGAAGCCCTCTGCGGCGTCCGTCGAATGGATCCACGCATAGCAGACCCTCAGCTCTTCCGGCGTATCGCCCTGCGTCATTTCTGTCAGCGCAAATTTTGCATATCCGTCCGAAGCGTCCGCATGCAGCTCTGCCAGCGGAAGCAGCACGGTATCATCACCAGTGCTCCCGGCCAGCGTCAAAATTGCACGGCATGGCCGCCCTGCCTGATGGGCGGCAAGGATCTCAGCGAATGACTTATCATGTGTAGCATTCTCGTCGTACACATCCTGCCCCGACAGCGTGCAGGTCACATAAAACGGCTCTCTGTCCTTTGGAAGCACCCCCTTCTGCGCCTTCTTCGTTTTTACAGGCTCCCATTCCGTCGGTTTCCCATCTGTGTTTACAGCCTTTACGCGCACAAGATCGCCGACAGCCGCCCCTGCGACTTCAAGGCCCTCTCCTTGTTCTCCCTGCGGCCCCTGAGGCCCTGTATCGCCTTTCGGCCCCTGCGGTCCGGTGTCGCCGGTCTCGCCTTTGGGCCCCCGCTCGCCGAGGTCGCCCTTTGCGCCGTCTGCTCCGGGATCGCCCTTCGCACCTGGATCTCCCTTGTCACCCTTCTCGCCGCGCGAAGGCTTTCCCGTGTCAGTCGTCCCGAGATACCAGTTTCCGTTCTTGCCGATGCTCGGGGTTATGCCGTCCGTTCCGCTTGCGCCCGCCGGGCCGGTGTCGCCCGGTTCGCCCTTCGGACCCTGTTCGCCCGGATCTCCCTTGTCGCCCTTTGCGCCCTGCAGCGGTCCGTTGTTGACCCACGCATTCGTCACGCCGTCGTAGATGTAAATGTCATAAGGTGCAGCCGCGCCCACGCCGTAGGCGTCGCCTACCTCCGGATTCTTGACCGACGCCTGCAGCGCGGAGACCGAGCCGAAATAGCCCTTGACCGTAAAGCCCGTTCCCGTATCGCCCTTCGGGCCGGTTGGGCCTGCCGGCCCCTGCGGGCCGGTCTTCCCCTGCGGGCCGGTTTCGCCCTGCGGGCCAGTCGCGCCAGTGTCGCCCTTGTCGCCTTTCTCCCCCTTTTCTCCGGGCTCTCCCTTCGGGCCGGTGTCGCCGGTCGCGCCCTTCGGGCCCTGCGCGCCGGTGTCACCCTTCGCGCCGGTGTCTCCCTTCTCGCCCTTGACGGTCTCGACGTTAAAGTCAAATGTCTTCCCGTCCGAAAGCGCGATCGTGTACGTCGCCGTCGTCCCGCTCTGCGATTTCTTCGTGATCGACGTGATGCTCGCGCCTGCCGCTCCGGTGTCGCCCTTCGCGCCCTGCGGCCCTGTCTGCCCCTGCGGGCCGGTCGCGCCGGTCTCGCCCTTCGGTCCCTGCGGGCCCATGACCGAGCCGAGGTCTATCACGCTGCCGTCCGTCAGCGTGAACACCAGCCTCCCCGCGTCCGTGACCTCCACGGCCTTTACCCCGCGGGAGATCAGTCCGCCGATCGTCACCGTGATCTGATTTGGAATTTCTACCCTCATACCTGCTCCTTACTCCACGAATGCCCGGTTCCCGCTCGCCAGCGTCGTCTTGTCGCCGTGCGTGTACCGGATATCGTAGGTGTACTTTCCCTTCGTGAATTTTGCCGTGACCGTCGCGTCGAAGTTCAGCGTGACCTGGTCGTTCTCCACCTTCGCAAAGCTGAACGTGTGGACGGTCTGCCGCGTATCGTCCAGAAACACGACCGCCATACTGTCCGTCGTGCCCATTGTGACGGGCTCGCCGTCCTGGTCCTTCAGGTCGAACCGCAGCACGATCGAGAACGTGTCCCCTTCGTACCATCGTAGCACCCCTTTGTCGATGCGCGGACTCGGATACGCACCCGGAATCGGTGTCGCCATACCGCATCCCTCCTTTTCATTCAGTGTAGCAGACCCCCGCGCCGGATTCACCCCACGCCGCAGCAAAGCCGGGGCTTTCGCCCCGGCCTGCGGTTACTTGTACGGATTGTTTTCTTCTTTCCAGCTCGTCCCCATGGCCGCCCAGAGCGCGGCCTTCTGCGCCTTTGTCAGGTTCAGCCCATCCAGCACGGTCTGGATCCGTTCCTGCGAAACTGTCTGCGTTCCGAACTGCTTGAAGTACGTCTGCTTGTACTGCATGTAGGCGTCATAGCCGACGCCGTCCGCTGCCAGCGCGTCCATCTTCTCCTGCTCCTCGTCAGACGCCATGACGGAATAATAATATGCCGTCTTCGCGTTCTGTGGGATGTCGTAGGCGTACAGCATGGCGAGCTTTGCATTCTTGTCGTCAACCTTCTTCATGGCGGTCACGAATGCATAGCTTTCTCTCTGGTCGGTTCCTCCCTCGGTCATGTCCTGATAGGCGGCAGTCTCCTTCGCGGACAGCGACTTGAACCCGCTCTCGACCCAGCTCTGCGCCTCTTCCGTCGCCGTCTTGCCGAACAGCAGCGCCTGTGCCCAGCTCTTCGCCCGGTCTGCGGGATTGTCGTTATACACGGGATACTGCAGAATGTCGCGGCCCTCGTTGTCTACCGTGTAGCTGCCGCCGCGAGCCGCCGCCGTCGCGCCCTGATACGCCTTGCGGATCTGTCCGCCGCCGAACGGCGTCGCCAGATACAGGCCCGGTTTGATAAGCTCATCTGTGATCGTCTTTGCCTTCTTTGCGGGGGCCATATCCTCGTTGCTTGACCAGATTGCTTTTCTGAGTTTCCCGATGTCCGGAAGGGCAGAGGCAACTGCGATTCTGCCATTGTCTATTTCAATCCCCATTGCCTCATCCAGTCCGAGGATCGTCAGCGCCTGTGTGCTCGGGGCCTCACTCAGAACGCGCCCCCATACGCCCGCAATCGCTTTATCTGTCGTCTGTTTCTCCGTCGTAAAATCGATTTTCTCACCCTTCGCAGCTCCAATCCCGGCCAGAACCATGTTCGGGATATGGTATCCGGTGAAATCTCCGACCGTATCGTTGATGATATCCAGCGGATCCAGCGCCGGGCGGCGGCCCACAATGCTTTCGTAGAACTCATTGTAGATCCACGCGCCGATGAGGAATTTGAACATGGCCTTGGCCAGTGCCGCCACGCCCTTCTTCCGTTCCTCCTGTGCCATATCCTTGAAGATCCAGCTCAGTTCGTTGTTGACCTCCAGCTGGAACTGCGTGAACAGCTTCACCAGCGGGTTCCGCGCGGAATACAGCGTCGGCGTCGACCCCTTGCTCCTGTCTGCTATCACGCCGGACGCAAACTGATCTGCCTCCTGCATCGCGCTCGTCTCGCTCATGCCCCGCCGCAGATTCTGGTAATACCGCGCACGGACGACACTTCCCGTCGTAAACGTGTCGATGGCTTCCATCAGCCAACCTGCACCGGCGGAGACTTTATCCATCGTGCTCATGGCCAGCCGCCCGTAGCCGCTGCGGTTGTTGATGAACGTCGACGCAGAATCCATCCCGTCCGCCGTCTTGTAGTTTTTCAGCGTATCCCACATGCCGCGCAGCACATCCGTTGTCGACACCTGGCTCCATGCCTGCGTGATCGGAATGAAGTTTGTGAGCGCCGAACCCACGTTGGCCGCGACCATGTTCGCGCCCACGCGGGACTCAAACTTCTTCATGACGTTGTAGAACTTTCGCCCCATGAGCTTTTCCATGCCCCGGTCGAGCCGCGACTTCTTTCCCGCCAGAAGGTTTGTGTATTCGTCCAGCTCATCCACGAAGTTGGAAAGCCCATACCGTCCGTTCTTCGTCAGGTTTGCAACCTGCTCGTTGGCCTCATCTGGATTCAAGAACGGATTCATCATGATCGCATCGATTCGCTGCTTCAGTCCCTCATCTGACGCCCGATACCGGATCTGCGTCGCCAGCGCCCGCAGCCGCTGAATGTCCGCCGTATGGAAGATCACGTCCGTCGCGACCTCGATATACCGGTCAAAGCCCTGCAGCGCGTCATACGCCGTCGCGTAGCCAAGTCGGTTCTGGATGTTCGCCATGTACCGGATGCCGGGTTTGAAGTTTGCCGTGAGGCCGTTGATCGTCGCAGGCAGCGGCGACACATCGCCCTCGATCCCGGCCGCCCTTGCGAACTTCTGCAGAATGCTGCCGCCTTCCTCGTTCTCCTGGAAGTGTGGGAAATATCCCTGCAGATAATTGACCGGCTCATAGCCGTTCTCAATGCGCACCCGGTTCATATCCTGGAACAGTTTGTCGTAGACCTCATGGAAAACCTTCACGGCTGCCCGCACCTTGCCGAGATCCAGATTCGGGTTTTGCTTCTCGAATTCCTGAATGGCCGCGTTCCACTCGTCAAACGTCATCCCCCCGCGCCTTTCGACACGCGGATGCTGCTTGAGATAGTCCCGGTTGAATTCCGCCTCGCCCAGCCACTGCACCGCATAGCTCTCCGAGACCAGATTTCCCTTCCGTACCTGCCGGTCGAGTCCCAGCGCCTTGATCCTGTCCTGCTGCTCGACCAGATAATTCTTCCGCTTGCTTTCGTTCTCATGCACGGGCCAGAAATACTTGTTGATAAACGCATTGGCCTTTTCGTCAGAGACTTTGCCCTTCCGCGCGATATCCCGGATGTTCCGCTCCATCGTCTCGCGCTGGTACCGGATCCCCATGTTCTTGTCGACCCACTTGGCGGCCTCGGCTTCCGTCAGCGCCTGCTCGGCAAAGTCCCGCAGCCCCTGCTTGCGCTGCGCGTTCCATGCCTTGAGCTTCAGCGCCAGCATATCATAGTCAGCCTTTGCCTCGTAGACCTTCAGGATCTGCTGCCCGTTTTCCAGCCCTGCCACATAATCCGGGCTTGTCTCCCCGCGCAGCAGCCGGTTCACGATCTTCTGGTCGGCTTCCGTCAGCAGCGTCTTGCTCTGCGCTTTCTCGACCACTCGCCTTGCATCCTTCAGCTGCGCCCACATCTGCTTTGTTTCTTCCGCCGTCTGCGGAATGGCAAGCTTTTCTTTGGCCTTGTTCTGCGCGTCCAGATACCGCTGCGCCACGCGCAGCCCGCTCGTCAGCCGGTCAATAGATTCCGTGAAGTTCGCCTGCTGCCATTTCTTGAAGCTCGCCGCCTGCGGCCCGTAGTATTCATCCAGCGTCTTCTGCACCTTTTGGATCCCGCGCGCCGCATCATAGATCTGCATTAGCTGGTCGCTCGGCGCTGTAATGCCCGCCGGAAACAGCTCCGGTGCCATCTCCTGCAGCTGCTGATACGCCACGTCCACCGGCAAGCCGTCCTTGCTGATCGTCAGCGTTCCCATTGCCGCCTTCCGGAACAGGTTGTAGTCCGCAATATCCTGCCGGTCCTTCTCGGAGATGGAAAGCTTCTGATCCCGGATGAACTTCTTGAGGTCGCCGTATTGCTCGATGTACTGCGTATCTTCTTCGATGCCCGCCTGATAGGCCGTTTCAAAGAGATCATTCAGCTTCGCCCGGTCGAGCTGCCCGTCCGTAAAGAATGACCGCAGTGCTTCTTCGGCCATCGGCTGCAAAACCTCCCGCTTCGCCTGCCCCGGCACGCTCAGATTCTCCGCCAGCTCGTTTACCAGCCGGCTTTCCAGCCGCCGCACATACTGCGCCGCCTTCTCCCCCATCAGATCCCGATACCGCCCGTCCTGCGAAGAATACCGGAACTGGCTTACCGACGGCGTGTTGTCCGCCTGCGGGAGCGTCCCGTTCTCAAAATAATCCCGGATCGCTTGCAGCACCTTGTTGGCGTGCGTCCCTCTGGAAAATTCCGTGCTGGAGATCGTATTTCCCTGTGCGTCGTCAATGTCCAGAATGACCTCGCCGCGCTCCTTGCTGATAAAATCACCGAGCGCGTCCATCTGCGCCTTTGTGGGCATGACAGCAAGATTGATGCCGCCGCTCTCAGGCGAAATGCGGATGTTACCTTCCTGCATAAAGCGCACCATGCCGCCGCTGTAATCTCCGCCGCCGTAGTCCTCGCCCAGCGCGTCAATGATATCCCGATGATCGACCGTCCGGTATCCGCCGGGCCCGCCCTCGTGCCGCCCGGAGAAATCCAGCCTTGCGCCGTTCAGCAGCACATAGCCCGTCTCGCTCCACTTGTACGTCCGCCCGAAATAGTCGAGCGCGGTCTTGTCGTTCTGCTTTCTCTGCTCTGCAGCCGTTTGATCTGCGCTGGCAGAGAATTTCCTCTTTGCCGTCTCTGCGGTAGTTCCAACACTTACAACATCTGAAAATTTCTCTCCGTACAGATTGACTTTAGGCCCCTTATAGGTTATACTACCCATAGAACCATAGCGTTGCAGAGTGATAGGCATTTGGAAGCCTATTGTTCTAAGTAACGGGATGGTTCTTTTTTCGTCTGCGTGCAGGACAAAACTGTTCTGCACGAATCTGTCTGGATGATTGTCTTTCGTGTACGCGCTTGCAACCTTCTGCATATCATCCAGCAGCAGCCCGTTTTCCGTCGGTCGAAGGTCCATCACGCACATGACCGGTCTTCCGTCACTGGCTTTTACCGTCCCGAAGATAACAAGTCTGCTGTTCTCTCTTACGTTTGCGCTGTTTCTGCTTTTTAGGATCAGAACCGGATCGTCCAGAATCTCCGGGATCCGTTGGATCTCGCGGATCGTCATTTCAGGATGCTCCTTCAGAATGGTGCTGATCTTCTCGCCGTTCATATAAATATCGCTTTCGATTGCCCCCAGCCCTTGCAGCGTCGCGCCGGTCTCACCCAGCGCAAAGGACGTGCCCTCCGGCATCCCGGACTTGTACCATGCCGCCACTCTGCTTTTGAAATCCTGTGCAATCGACATCTTCGCCGGCGGTGCTCTCGCGCTGCCGGATTTTTTCTGCCACTGGCCGACCTCCATCTTCACGTCCGCGCGCAGCTTGTTCGTGCCGTAGTCCGTGCGGTTCATGCCGGCGTAGGTGTCCGCGACGATCTCCTCGACGTAGGCGTCCGTGTCGTCTCCGTAGATCCCGGCGTATGCGTCCACATAGCTCTCGATCATCTCCTTCGTGATCTTGCCTTCTGACAGCAGCCGCTTCCGGATCTTCGCAGCCATCTCCGGCCAGCGCTTGACAAGCAGGTGATACCCCTCGTGCTTCGCCAGCTCGAACGCAGAATACTCCTCGCTGTCCGCCCGGATGAGCACGGAGCCATCCTCCGTCACGGCGGCATCCGCATAAAACGTCTCCCCATTGATCTCCTGCGTCAGCTGCCCGGTGAAGAACCGCGCGTTCTGTACGCCCATCGACCGGAAGAACTTTGCCGCCGCCTGGATATCCTCGCTTCTTCCCTCCTGCCCCTTCGGCATGACGCGCACTTTTTGCGCGTTGTTCTCTCCGAAACCGAGCTCCGAAAGCGTTACTTCATCCCAAGCTTTTGCGAGATTTCGCGCACTCTCCGCTCTCTTTCTTCCGGCGTCAGCTCTTTGCTGCTGTGCTGTGCTTTGGCGAACGCCTCCAGCTTGTCCTTCGGCACGCTGACCAGCTTGCCCGATTTGTCCTTCATCAGTAACCTCGATACCTCCATTGTTTACCCCTTTCTGCCCTGCGGCAAGGCCCGCTCGATATGCGGCTGCCGCCACGTCCTGATTCATTCCTTCGGCGTAGCGCATCGCCCGCTGCTCACTCGCGCCGAGTCTGCCCTGCTCATAGACCTGTCCGAAGCTCTGCGCATACTGCTCCGTAGGCATTCCCGTCGTGTTCCCGTTCAGGAAATACGCCGCTGTTATCTCGTCATAGCCCGCTCTCCGGGCCTGCTCCTGCAAATACTGTTCTTCCTGCTGCGCGGCTGCTTCGTCCAGCTCCTGCTCCGCGCCCGCCGTCTGCTGCTTGGCATACTGTACCGGATCCAGCTCTCCCATGTTCTCTGTCCCCGGAATTGGCGCAAATAAGCTGTCCTGGTTATACTGCTGCTGCGCCGCCTGCTGGGCCTGCTGCACTGCCTGGACGCTCTGCTGTGCCCGATTCTGCTCCTGCTTCTGCTGGTACTGCTGCGCAAGCCTCTGGTTCTCCTGCGCCGTCTCTGCCGCGCTCTTGTAGATCTGGAATGTCTTCTCGTCCGCCTCGGCCTGCGCCTGCTCCTGCCGGGCCTGTTCCTGCAGCTGCTCGATCCGGGTCAGCGTCTCCGGCACGCGCGGCTCCTGCCCTTCGTCCACGGCCGCCTGCTGCTCCTTCGCCACCTCACGCAGCGTGTCCTCCACGGCCTTCTGCGTCACCTCGCCGCCATCGTCCACGGTCTGCTGCAGTTCCTCGGCCAGCTGGTGCGCCTTCGTGCCCTCTTCCTGCGCCATGCCATAGTCGATGACGTCCTGCACTTCTCCCGCCTCGATGACAGCTCTGGCCGTCTGCGTGACGTTTGCCTCCAAAATCACGCGGTTCACGCCCGCATACGTCCCGGACATGGCAAGGCCGGACAGGCCGCCCGCGAGGAACGAAAGGCTGTCTTCTTTTGCGAAGTCTCCGACCATCGCCGCCAGCGCCTGCGCCGGCGTCCTGCCCTCTGCGATATAATTTGCGTAGGCCGTCATGACCTCACCCCGGTCATGCTTCGCCACCACGTCATACGCACGGTTTAGCCAGTTGGACGCGATCTCTTCCGCGCCTTCCGACGCAAACGACCGCAGCGCCTTCTTCCACACGGCCTTTCCGCTCAGCATGTTCTCGATGATATTGCCCACGGAGTATTTTTCCGTAATGCCCTCGATTGCGCCCTCGACAATGCCGTCGATCAAGGCTTCCTGATTGGACTTCCCGTTCTGGATCCCCTCATACACGGAGTCCGCCGCGACCTGCGAGCCCATCACCCAGTTCATGGTCTCCGCAACCGCGTCCTTCGCCCCCGCGCCGGCCACGCCGCCGAAGGTTCCCACGAGCCCCGTCGAGACCGCCATGTTGACCGCGCTGTCCAGTGCCGACGTGCCCGCCTGATACAGAAACTGCCCCGTCGGGTTCATCCCCTGCATCACGCTCCCCCGGATCCCGGAGGAAAGCCGCGTCGCATTGTATGCCGGGCTGTAAACGTTCGTCGGCATATCCTCGTTCTGATATCCGCCCGCCCACTTCGGCAATACGCCGCGCAGCGATTCCACATTGCCCAGCGCCTTCCCCGGTGCCAGCGCCGCAGAGAACAGCGTGCCGCCCACCGGCGACCGCTGTCCGATCTCCTGTGCCGCCGCATCGAGCTTCTGCGCGTTCTCATAGTCGTCCAGCACCTTCTGCCATTCTGCAAGCTGTTTCAGCTTCTCGTCGTCATAGCCCTTCTCGTTCAGCGCCGTCTTCGCGTCGTATTTTGCAAACGCCCGCACGCTGTACCCGTTCAGCTCCTGCCCGCGGTACTGTCGGAGCAGCTTCTGGTCTTCCTCGCTCAGATTGCCGATTGCCTCCTGTGCCCGGGCCAGCACGCTCTGGCTGTCGACCTGTGCCTTTCGTTTCTGCAGCGCGTCGATCTCGTTCTGCAGCTGCGTCACGCTCTTTCCGTTCTCAGACAGACCCGTCCCGGAAAAATGCGTGTCCGCCTGCTCGACCTCGCGGTTGTAAATCTCTCCTTCAAGCAGCTTCGACGTCCGCCGCATCCCGCGCACCTGGTCCCGCTCCACGGTCTTCATCGCCCGCGCCCGCTCGACCGCCGCATTCACATCGTCCATCTGGCTCTTTACCGACGGGCGGAACGCGTTTCCCAGCGCCGCGCTCTGCTGCTGCAGTGCCATCAGCCCAAGCTGCCGCCCCTGCGCCGCCTCCACGCCACGCAGGTAATTCTGGTATGAGCCATACTGTGTCTGCATCGCGGAAGACCGGCTGTATTCCTGCTGCGATACCTTCCCGCTGATTGCCGCCCCCGCACTCTCCGCCTTTTTCTGCCCGCTCCCGCCATCTCTGGAATAAAGCTGCACAGCGGCGCGATACGCCTCAAACGCCGCCTGCCGTCTGCGCATTTCCTCGTTCCCGTTCTGTACACCCGCTACAAAATCCGTCCTGTTCATAAGCCCGCCGGAAGAACCAGCCGCTTTCGACTGGTTCTTCTCGATGCCGTTCATAAATTTCTTCTTCGAGATAAGGCTCATTCCGTCCTCCTTATTTCCTGCTCTTTGAGACCTTCGCCTGCTTATAGCTGACGCCGCTGTCGATCTTCTGCCCCGTGCGCTCCCAGATCAGATTCGCAAGGTTGTTCCACTGCTGCTTGCTCATCTGGCTTCGCGCGTTCACGGCTTCATCATAGGCCCGCTCCGTCTTTCCCTGCGCCAGCAGCGTCGAGATCGTCTGCATCACGCCCCTGTAGCTTGCGTCCAGCATGGACACATTTTCGTCCCGGTTCCCGTAGCCGTTGATGAGGTTCAGCCCCGCAGAGCTGCTTCCTCCGCCGCCACCGCCGCCGGAGCCCTTCGCTGCCGCCTGCTCCGCCGCCAGCGCCTGCAGGTAGGCAGCGTTTTCGTTGTTGGCCTTCTGCGCCCAGTAGTTCAGCATCGTCTCCCACTGGCTCTGGTCCAGCGACCGCTCCGAGTTGTACGCGCTCCGCGCATCCGAAAGATCCGAATAATAATCGCTGACCGTATCCCGGTACCGGCCATAGTCCGTGTCTTCCCGGCCCTTCACAAGGCTGTACTGGTTATAAAGGTCCGTCCCCTCATCCTGATACCGCTGATATGCCTGCTGCTGCAGCTGCGGCACGATGTCGTTGAGGTTCTGCAGATACGCATTGTACGCCTGCTGGCCCACCTGCTCACCGTAGGTCGAGCCATAGCCGCCCGTGAGTGCCGCCGCCTGCCCCATCGTGTCCTGCATGGCAAGCCGCCCGAGACGCTGATACTGCTCCCGGTACTGCTGGTACAGAGGATCCGTCCCCATGTCATAGCTGAATTTCTTCCGGTTCCGGATCTGGTCATACAGACTCGTCAGCTCATCGTCCCATCGGGACTGATACGCGCCCGGCTTGCTGGCCTTGACCTGCTCCAGATACGCCTGCGCCGCCTGCACGCTGCCCGACGGCGTATAGCCTCCCTCCAGTCCGTTCAGCTTGCTTCTCGTGTAGTCCGAAACACCGGACATGGTGTATGGGCTGTTCCGGGTCTGGTAGCTTCCGCCATAGTTGCGCGTCGTCTGGTTCTTGTTCACCAGCTGCGACTGATAGCTTCCGTCCGCGTTCACGCCCGTAATGCGGTACGTGCCGCCCCCGGTCACAACCTCGTCGCCGGCTGAAAGCCCCGCCGGGGCCCTGCCGCCCGACTCTACTCGATATACGCTCATAGTCTCACCGCCTTAAAGCTTGAAGTGTGTCGCGTACTGCTTCGGCATGTACGCCTGGTTGTAGGCGTTGAAATACCCCTGATAGTAGCTGTTGTATTTCGCCGCCTCGTTTGCATACTTCGTCGTCTCCCCGTTGGCGTCGCAGATCTTCATCCCCAGATACCAGCGGTAAATTTCATCATACGGCCACGGGATCAGCAGCTCCGTTTCCAGATCCACGTCCTCCCCATAGCCCGTGAACGGCTCCGGTTCCTTCTCGTGCTCGTGTGTACAGATGATATCCCGGTACACGATCCCGTCCAGCTCCGACAGCCACCGGACCTTATCCGGCGTCTCGTACTGGTTCGGCAGTAACCGGTCGACCGTCTCGATTGCTTCTCTGATTTTCATAGTCCCCTCCTTACCAAAAGAAGGGGCATTTCTGCCCCTTCCTCTGCTTCATGCCGTCATGGGCATTCACTTGTCAGTTGTCCGCCTGCGCGCGGCGGAAGGCTTCCTCCTCCGCCATCCGCGCGTTCATCAGGACTTCATACACCGGCAGCGGGACCTTCACGTCCTTGCCCTTCGGCACCATGAACGTCCGTCCGTTTACCGCCACAAAGCGGCTCTGCTCCTCGTTCTCCTGCCCGCGGGGCAGATAGATCGTCTTCATGACGTCCCACACGTCTTCCGGGTTTGCCTGTGCAGCCGCCGCAGCGGTCTTCTCAGTTGCCATTGTATGTGCTCCTTTCTCAGTTGGCTTCGTCCGTACCGGAGTATGCGCTGCAGCTCTCCACGCGGACCATGCGGTCCTCGTACAGCAGCTTCGCCGCCATCTCGGCCTTGTAGCCGACGGTCGAGAACTGGTTCAGCGGGCCGCCGATCTCGTCCTTGCCCTTGACGATCATCTCAAGATTGCCGCCCTCCGGGTCGATCATCTTGTATGCGTCCTTGCCGAGGAACAGCGTCGCGTACACGCTGTAGTAGACCGTCGTTCCTCCGCTAGACGCTGCAGTCTTGACCGGGCATGTCGAGTTGTTGAAGATCTTCGCCTCCGTCGTCTCGACAAACCGGACGCCGTGCAGCTCGCCGATCTCACCCGAGAACAGCGGCGTGACGTCTGCATACTTGTGCGCCTCGACCCATGCGTCCGAGGACCGCAGGTCGTATGCGACCGACGGATGGATGATCGCGACATACTTGCCGTCGATCTTCGGAGCCTTCATTTTCTTCAGCGTCGTTACGGCCTTGTTGACCTCGTCCGGCGTCAGCTTCGCCGTCAGGTCGAGGCCCGCACGGCTGGTGACTGCCGTATGCGCGCCGCCCGTGCCGATCTTGTCGCAGTACTGCACGTTCGAGCCTGCCACGACCGCGTCGCGCACGCGCTTGTCGATGGACGTACCGGCGGAAGCGCCGAGTTCTTCGGTCGCGCCCAGGATGACGTTGTCCAGCGCATGCAGCTCCAGCTGATCCGAGACCGTCACGTACAGGCCGATCTGCTTGATCGCGCCGGTCGTGCTGGTCTGGCCCATCTTCTGGCCGGTCGGGATGACGCCTTCGGTCAGCTCCTCCGCGTCCTTCAGCGTGTTCCACTTGCGCCACTCGACGGTCTTGCCGTGGTTGCGCGGCAGCGCCTGACGGCCTGCCAGCTGCGCATGCACGAGGTTCGGCCGTGCGTTTTCGAGCAGCTGCGTGTCGTAGAACGTCTTCATGGTCGGCGCGAGCGTGTCGTTGCCGCTGAATGCGGTCGTCTGACCGGTGCCTGCGTTTACGTAGTTGCCGGTCGCGTTGACGAGCGTACCGGCGTCAGCAAAAAACTGAAATCCGACTTTGGATTCAAACATGATTTCCTATCTCCTTTCTCAGGGGATCACTCGTTCCCCTCTTGCCGCGCGGCGGCGCATGTCCTCCACCTCCGCGCGTGACCAGTGTGTTTTCATCGGGACGTTCTCTCCGCCCGCAGCGCCGGATCCGATCTCCTGCGGCCGCGCGCCCTGCGCCTGGATGGTCCGCATGACGTTCTCCCGCGCCTGGTTCGCCACCAGCTGCGCCTGTGCCTGTGCGATCTCCTGCTGATGGATGACCTCATAGGCCGTCTTCGGCGGCACACCTGCGCCCATGAGCCGCGCAAAATCCGGGTTCTGCATCTCGGTCTCAAAGTCCGCGCCGTACCGCGCCGTCACATCCCGGGCAAAGTCTGCCTGGATCCCGGCGAAGGCTTCTCGCATCTGGTACTCCTGCAGCTGCCGCCGCATGGCCGTATTCTCGGCCCTGCCGGCGTACTCCTTTTTGAGCGCGTCCGTCGTCGTGCCCTTCTCCATGGCCTCCGCGCTGTAAAGCCGCTCGTCAGCGGAAAAGCGCTGTGCCAGTGCCGCGAAGTCCGTCTTCCGCGGATCCGACGTGTCGATCCCGTAGAGCGCGCCCAGCTGGTCAATGATCGGCGCCATCGCCTCGGCCTGCCCCTTGTACTGGTTCAGCCCGCGCACGCGCTGCTTTACGACCTTCTGCACCGCAGAATCAAAGTCCTGCTTGTAGCGGCCCCGGATCAGACTGTCAAACGTTTCTTCCTGTGTACCCTGCCCCTGAGCGTCGGGGACGTTGACCGGCTGCTGCTGCACCTGCGCCTGTGCGGCTGCCTCCTGCCCGCTCTGCTGACCGGCGACGTCAGCTGCGCCCGTAGTCTGAGCGCCTGCGCCCGTGAATTCGCCTTCCATGCTGTAAATTCCTTTCTGGCGTTTATTCTAAAATCATCGTAGCACAAACTTTTCCCAACTTCACCCCACGCCGCGGCAGAAATAATCCCGCCGGAACGGGCCGCCGCAAGCGGCGGTTCTTATCCCGGCTGCGTGCTTTCTTCCGACTTTTTGCGCGCATTCTCCACGATCTTCGGCTCCTGCGCCTCGCCCGTGCTGATCTCCGGCTTCTGCGCCGCTGCTGTGCTCGCCTGCGGGACGGCCTGTCCGCCCTCCTGCAGGATCTGCTGTGCCAGCCCCTCGCCCATGACCGGATCGTACCGGTCCGCCAGTGCGAGCGCCAGCTGCTGCCACTCAATCAGCCGCTGCTGCAGGTCCGCGTTCTCCTGGATCTTCTGGATGATTGAGTCTTTCCCGTCGAAGTCCATCATGTCCAGTGTAGATAGCGCCTGGTCGACCATCTGCGGGTTGAAGAATCCCAGCTGGAAGAACTGCAGTGCCAGCTCGTTCTGCGCCATGGACGTGTACTCGCTCGCCTTCTGCGCCGAGACCTCAATGTCGAAGACCGGTTTCCGCAGCCCGTCCGGCTGTCCGTTCGCGCCGTAGAGCGTCTGTGGCTGCAATCCCTGATTGCTGTACTGTACGAACTGCTCTGCCCCGCGCTGCCCGACGATCCGGAACTGCCGCGGCAGATCGTAGAACTGCCGGATCCGCTCAATGACCATCCGGATCATCCGCGCATACGCCCGGTATGCCGACTTCGTGGAATCCTTGCTGCTCCTGCCGGATGCCTCCTGCAAGGCCGCAATGGCCGAGGCTGCCGTCACGCCCGAGTTTGTCGCGCCGTTGTTGACATCCGTGTTTCCCGTCGTCCACTTGAGCTCTTCAATTTTGTTCTGCAAGATCGCAATGTAATTGCTGTTGAGCATGTTCACCTGAATCGGAACCAGACTGTCCTGCCCCAGATTCCCATCCACATGCACGAACGGCTTCGTCCAGTCCGCGAACTCCTGCTCATTGACCGACCCGTCCGACCGCTTGAACCACCGAGGCGTCGTCGTCATGATCGCGTTCTTCACAATCGCCTGGTTCATCCGGTCGATCTGCTCCTGCGTCGACTTGCCGATGTCGATATACCCATACCCGGCAATGCTGCCCTCCACCGGAAACAGCGCGTCGACCACAAACGGGTATTCCCCGTCGTCATACAGCCCCGTCTCGGCCATGGGCCGCCCGGCCGGCTGCTGCACAATGCTCCCGTCCGGCAGCGTCAGCGTGTCATATTTCTGTTCCGTATCGTTCTCCGTCGACTGCAAAACCGTATCGCCCACCAGCTTCGCGAAGTGCAGTACCTGCCGGCCGTTCTGATATTTCTTGTAATACCAGTCTACCACCATGGATTTCCCGTCAAAGCTGATGACGTCGTCCGTGTTGTACTTCTGCTGGATCTGAGGATTGGAATTGAGCTTTCCCTGCAGCTCCGGGTACTTCGCGAGCAGCAGATCGTTGTCCACCATCTCCGTCAGGAAGATGTTCTTCGACTTCTGCAGATCCCGCACGCCCGGCTCCCAGAAGAAAGACAGAATATCCACCGGCTGCACCGAGATATCCCCGAGTCCGTTCAGCTTCGAAGAATCCCATTTCACATGCCAGATGAGCGTCCCCTGCTTGAGTTTCGTCCACTGGCTGTCGGAATAGACCTCTTCGAAGTCGTTCTGTTCCAGAATGACCGGCAGCACCGAGGAAAGCTTCGCTGCCTCCTCCCGGTCGTCCGGTTCCCGCGGGCGGATGGCCGGGGCCGGATAGGCCGCGATCGCGTCCGCGTGCTTGCCCATGATGACGTTGAAGAGCCACGCCGACGTCCACTTGTCGTCCTCCGGGTTCCCCTTCTGGATCCGCTGCCAGCTGCGCATGCGCCACCAGTCCTCCGACGCAATGACCCGTGCCTCCAGGGCGCTCTTTCCCTGCCGGTATTTCTGCAGCGTGTCCATGGCCTTTCTGGCCTGCTCTTCGCCGATGGCCTTTCGCGCCATCAGCCCGCTCGCCTGCTCATTCTGCATTCTCAGCTGCATCTGCTCTTCCTGCATCCTCTGTGTCCTCCTTCCGCATATCTGCTGCCGTCAGCAGCTCGACCTCATGCCGGATTCCGTCCAGCACAAGCCCCACCACGACCGGCGGCAGCCCCGCCCGGTTGATGTCCATGATCAGCCGCTCCCGCAGCTGCACGATTGCCTTTGTGATGTTCATTTCAATCTCCTTCCGCCGCTATGGCCGCATTGCCTGAATCAGCTTGTTTACTCCGGCCTTCATGTTCAGCAGTATCCGTGCATAAATCGGGGCTCCTTTTTTGATGCTGTCAGGCTTAACCCCATCATACATTGCTTGCCTCGCATCTTCATCGACATATAACAGCCCTCTCCCTATCCCATTAAACGCCTGGCTGACAATGCTTGCCGTTATAGTATCCCCAGGCACAATTGTAGGAACAGTATCAGCCCGCACCCCTGTCAGCTCGCTCATAGCGATCAGCTTTTGATACAATTCATTCATCGCAGCTGCGGTCAGATTCGACACATGCTGCCCAGCCTTGATTTTTTCATCATCATTGTCTGTCCACGCAAAATCTGAAACTTGAACGCGACGGACAAAGTAAAATCTTATCACGGAGCCGCCTTGTTGTATCCGGTTTAAATTGATGCTTTCGCCCTTGATCCAGCGATCCATCTGCCCTGCGCCTCTGCATATCATAAAAACATATGCCTTCCCATATGTTTTGTAGGCCAGCGTATCTGTGACCGCAATTTCTGTCCCCTCTATTTCTTCGGTCAACGTCGCCATCAGCGTTCCACCATTGTCGGTATAGCATTTTTCCGTATACGTCGCCATATCCTCACCCAAACACCGGCGTTGCGGTGCTGATCCCCTCGATGGATGCTGCATGGAAAATGATCTTCCCGCTTGCGAGCAGCTGGATCCACGCGCTTTCATCCTTGTTCTGCAGATACACAGAGCCCTTTGTCGACTTGATGCGCACCGCCGGGCCGGACAGATTGACCGCATATTCCGCCGTGCTGGAGGACGTAAACTGCAGACTGCCCTCCGCGCCGCCGATCGTGCCGTTGGAGAAATTTGTGCCCGCGATCTCAAGACCGTTGCTGATGATGTTGATCTCATCCATGATCTGCTTGAGCTTCGTCTGGATGCTCGTACCGTCGAGCTTCAGATCCGTCGCGTTGATTGTTCCGCCGATCTCAGCCCCCGTGCACGTCAGCTTGCCGTTCGCGTCGACCTTGAATTTGTCCTTGATGGAAAGCCCGCTCGTGCCGAAGTACATGCTTGCGCTGCCCCCAAATTCGTTGGCCTTGCGGAAAATGCTGCTTTCCGAGATCGTCCACGGGCCGAACGTCGAGTCGGCTGCTGCCGTGATCTTCCCCGACAGCACCGCCCCCGCCGCCTCCAGCGTCCCGGATGGGAAATGCAGCTTCTTGTCGCTTAAATACGCGACCTCCTTCCCGTCCTGCCAGAAGCTCACCCGGTCCGGCGTCACCGTCACCAGCTCGTTCTTCGTCTGGTCGATGACCCGTTCGCCGCCGTCCGTCACCTTCGTCTCGATGTTCCCCACGCCCACGCCGTACACCGGCGTCACGTCGTTGTAATACAGCAGCCCCGTCTTGATATACTGCTGCGAATTCACCGAGAACTGATTGTTGACGCCCGCCGTGTAGTCATACAGCTGTTTGATGCCGACGGAATTGCCCTCGATCGTCAGCTGCGTCTTTTCGAGATACTTTCCGAAGTCCGAGATCGCCACATAGCTGCCCGACAGCTTCGTCGACCACGTCTCCGAATTCGCCGCCGCGAAGTCCGCTGTCTTGATGATGAGCGACTTCAAAGCCGCGTATCCCGAAAGCGTTGTCTTCTTCTCCGCCTCCGGCAGGCTGTCCGCGTCGATTGCCTGCGCGATCTCCGTCAGCGTCGCCTTCGCCGACCAGTCCGCCAGATTCAGTTGCTCCGTCACGCTGCACAGATACCTGCGCATGCTCTCCAGCTGCTCCTGCGTCGTCTTCCCCGCGATCGACGGGTATGCAAGTGTCAGACTACCCATGTTGCACCTCCCGTCTTACACATCGCTTCCTGCCTCCAGGACTCGCGCCAGACTGAACAGCTTCATCTCGCCCTTTCCTGTCAGCCGGAACTTCAGATGGTCGCACCGCGCTGGCCGGATCGGCAGCAGGAACGTCCGCAGCCCCCGGCCTTCAATGTGCCCGCAGTGCCGCCACACGCCGTCTGAATCATACTGCACCCAGAAATCGACGCTCGACCCCTTCGGCAGCTGCATGCGCAGATTGATGCGCGAGACGTATTTCTTCCCGACGAGTCCATACGTCATGATCCCCGTTTCCGCCATCCAGCCTACCGGGCCTTCCAGCGTCCCGACGCTGCAGTACACGGTTTTGAGCGTCCCGTCCTCAAGGAAATACAGTTCATCGTCCACCCGCGCGAAGTCCTCTGTGTGGGTGCTGTCCTCCCTGTGCCACAGGCCCTTTCGCGTGTCGTAGACGAACAGCGTCCAGTTGTGCGCCGCATCCTCCATGCTGATGAAGTATTTCCCGCGCACCCCGCCCGCGACGGCATTGTAATACAACTTTGTCCCGAAGCAGCTTCCGATTTCGCTCGGCAGACTCCCGTCGTACACGCAAACGCCCATCCGCGATTTGTAATACAGCCGGTCATCCACCACGACCAGGCTCTTGCTCGACCCATTCTGCACACCCGCGCATTTCTGCACGACCACCTGATGTGCCCCCGTCGCCGACGGATACACCCGATGGAAGCAGTCTTCCTTGAAGAAGATCGGACTGTCGGCCAGCGTCGCCGCGCCTGTCCACTTTCCGTCCGTGCCGCAGCTCGCGCGCCATGAATCCGTCGACACGCCCTGGTAGCACTCCCAGTTCTTAAAATCGCCCAGCTTGCAGCAGTAGATCTCATTGACGGTCTCTCCGTCCGCCACGCCGTACTTGCAGCCCCACAGCCGGTTCCCGCTCTCGGTGATGAAGTCCATGCTTGGGACCTTCCGCGCCGTCTTCACGGTCCCGCTCGTCACCTTCGTCGTCTCGTCGACGAGGCCGACGATCACGATATAGCTCTCTCCCACGTCGTACAGGATCTGGCTGCCGTTGAGCTTCTCGACCTGCTCGTTTCCGGTCAGCCCCGAAAGCCGGATGCCGTCGTACTGCTTAAAGCCCTTCCCGATGCCGTTCGCGGAAAGCTTCAGATACACCGTCGGCACGGATACCCACTGGCTTGTTGCCTCTGCCCACTGCTTGAGCGTGTGGAGCTTGCCGGACGTGTCGAGCCAGTACTGCCCGTTCGACGGACTCTCCGGCTGGCTGGCCTGCGTGTAGCTGACCGTCAGCGCCGTCCCGTCGACGAGGCAAAGAGAAATTTCCACGTTCGTGCTCGATGCGTCGACCACATTCTCCTGCCCCATGTACCCGTTGTCGGAGTATTTTTCGGTGTTGAAGTAGATCCCGTCCGGGAAGATGCACAGATACGCGCCCATGGAAACGAGCTGCTTTTCTCCCGCCCTGATGCTGACAGACGGCATGTAGCTCTCCATGGAAGCGCCATTGATGTAAAGCACCTGATTCTGCACCCAGCACAGTGCATCCTTCGCCAAGATCCCCTGCACGCCATCGATCGCTTGCGCCGTCCCCCGCCTTGGCCGCGGCGCGAGCAGTGGGTACTCGTCCGCCGACAGATTCTCCATGTCGTAAAACTCCCCGTCCGCCAGCTCGAGGTTGTGGTTGTATCCGAGAAAGACCTCCGTCATCATGGTCTGCTTCTCAGTCTCCGTCAGTTGTGGTGCCAGCATGGCCTTACCTCCTTTTCATCATGTCCAGGGGATCAAACAGAACCGGCGGTGCTTCTGCCGGTACCGTCGGCTTGATTGGCCGCGACATGCACATATACCGCCATTCGTCCGCGCAGTGATCCTCCATTTTCGTATCCAGATCCTCCACCTTGTGCTCGTCATACATGAGCATCGGGATCGTCCGGATAAACGCTTTGCACCCTGCAAATACATACATTCTCGGGTATCCATCCGGGTCAAACTGTAGCCGGTAGTGGCACTGCATCCACCCCGCAATGCGCTCGTTGTCTCCCGGTGAAAAATATACACCGTATTTCGCTGCGGTCTGCATGATGCTCTCTCCGCGATCCGCCGCCCAGCACGCCGGGTCTGCGACGCCGATGATGTTCTTCCCTTTGAGCCACGCATGCGTCCGCTCGATCCTGCTGATCTCCGCAAACTGCTTGTCCGGGTTCCACTTGACGCCCTCGTTCGGTGCCTTCGTGCATCCGTAAAGCTCCAGAATGCGATAGATCACGCCGTCATAGTCGACCGCCCACCACGCACAGGAAAACGGCTTTCCGTAGCCAAAGTCATAGCTCCGGCAGATCGTCCACCCGTCCGGGATCTCAAACGGCTCAATGACATGTGTCCAGCGCCGGTCTTTGTAGTGTTCCGGATCGTCCCGGAAGTCCTCAAAGAATTGCCCTTCGTAGACGTCCCACCTGCCATACAGCCATGCCTCGCGCAGCTTCGGCGGCAGTGTTTCGAGCTGCTCGATATACTCCGGCTGGATCTGCATCAGGACTTTGTTGTCCTGCACCAGCGCCTGAATGAAGCTGTAGTTTTCCGGCTTCTCTTTGTCCTCAAATCTGCGGTCAATGAACAGGCGCTTGAAATACGCATGTGCCGGGCCGCCCGGGTTCAGCGTGTAGTACGTCCGCTTTGGAAACGGGTTCGTGCCGCGCACGCAGGCGTTGATCTGGTCGATCCACTCCTTTTGCAGCTGCCCGGCCTCGTCAATGAACAGCACGTCGTATTCCGCGCCCTGGTATTGCCCCAGATCTCCCGCGTTGTCGCAGTAACCGAACGTGATCGTCGATCCGTTTGGGAACCGGAAGGTCTTGTCGGTGGTATTGTACTTTGCGATCCCCGCCAGCTCTTTTTTCAGCGGCTCGATGTGGTTGTTTCGGAGCTCAGGCATCGCGCGCCTGACGATCAGAACCTTGATCCCTGCGAAGTGCAGTGCCAGCAGCTTTGCCTTCGTCCGCACAGCCCAGCTTTTCCCTCCGCCGCGCGCGCCGCCATAGGCCACATGCCGGTGATGGTCCAGCAGAAACAGCTTTTGCTTTTCGTTCGGTTCTCCGAAGCAGCGCTTTTTCATCCCGCGTAAGCCTCCGCCTCCGCCTCCATCGTGATCCTCTGGCTTTCATCCTTTTTTTCGCCCTCCGCATCCCGTCTGTAGCGGAACCCATACTCCAGCGCGAACTGCGCGCCTCTCTGAGAATCCCGGTTGAACAATTTTTCCGCCGTATATTGTTCCACGCGCGTCTGCGCGCGCGAAATCGTGTCCATAAATTCTTTCCTGGCCTTGTAGTTGTACAGACTTTGCCTGCTGGAAAATCCCAGCGCCAGCGCAAGCCCCGGGATCGTCGGCGGCTTCCGGTTCACCCAGACCGGTGTCCCGTCTTTCTGGTTGAAAACGATGTCCCCGTCCTTATCCCGCAGGATCTCTCCCTTGCAGCTCTCAAAATACGCCTCGATCAGCCTTTCGATCTGCTCCACGGATTCATACTTCGGTTTCCTCGCCATGGCTCACGCCTCCCTTCTGTTTTCCAGCATAGCGTATCCGGAAAATCTTTTCACCCCACGCACGCAGAATGAGCGCATACGGCGTTCCGCATGCGCTTCGGCTCTCATTCTGTTCTTTCGTAGTATCGGAGCTTCGCCGCCGCGATGCTGCACCGCACGTAGTCAAAGCTGGCGCAGTATCGCGTGATGTAGTCTGACGTCTCCCGCCGCTCAGGAAATGCGAGCACGCATTCTCCCTCGCAGCGGATCGTCTTTTTCCCGGCTGCCTGCCAGAATGGGCAGATATACTCCCGGTGCCAGTAGTCGCTCGTCCCTATCACCCTTTCGTTTTAAAACCTTACGCATATACAAGGTTTAATTTAAGCGGCTCCCGTTCCGCTTTTTCTTGCCCTGTTCTTTCCGTTTACGTTCGTCCGCGTTCCGGCGGGATTACATATTTAAAATAGAGATACCCATACTGTGTGGCTCTCGCCTCCACCAGCACATAGCCCCGCGGCGCCACCGGCGGTCGCTCCACGCTGTACTCGCGCACCGCCTCCGTCGCGGGCTCCGGCTCCGGCCGGACGCAGTTCCTGCTTGCCTTGTACCTGTGCCCGCCGAACTCTTTTCTCCAATGCGCGTGCAGGTAGCCAGCCAGCGCCTTATAATCCCGGCCGTGGTCGATTTTGTTTCCATTTTCGTCCATGTAATAGTTGTGTTCCCGCAAATGCCGAACCTCAATCACGCTGCCGAGGCCCCAGATCCTGCCGATCTCCTCCTCCGGAATGCCGTCCGAGATCATGTGCAGATGGAACCGGCTCGTCGACTTGCCCTGCCCGTAGACAATCACGATCTTGGCGTTTGGGTATTTATATAGTAGGCGGCGGTAGAATCTGTCCCGGATGAGTTTCATCTCGGCGGCAGTATGTACCTCGTTCTCGGCGTCGAGTGTCAGCGTGGAATACAGGCTGGTCGGGCCGAAGTTGGCATTGACGAGCGCTTCCAGCTTCCCCTCGGAGATCTTCCGGTTGAATTCGTCCTGCTCTTCCCGCGTCTGGAAGCGCGGCTTGCGCGGTTTGCTGATCTTTTTGTCCGCACCATCGGACACGGTATACACGATCTGTGTACATACCTTCCCGGCAAACAGCCGGCGCTTGTGTCTCTTTGCCATCATCCACACCTCTTTCTCCCGGGCGAACAGAGCCGTCCGCCCCTACAGGTCTTCTGCCCGCTCAAAGCGTGGTCGGAGATTCCGGCCATGCGTTCAGCGGATAGTGCCGTTGTCCTTGTGCCCGCACGCCATACACGTGCGCGTATCTGTTTTTTCATCCCAGTAGCAATAGCCGACAGCCCCACATTCCGGGCAGATCCCCCACGGGCCCTTTTTTCCCGCAGGATCTGGCCCCGGGCCGATTGGCAGCTTGCCGCACAGCGCATCCAGTCTGCGGCTCAGGCTGCGCGCCTTGAGGTATACCAGCACTCCCAGCGCAAGCCATTCCAGCGCGGCGGCGAGCTCCAGAATTTCAATCAGCATTCGCCGCCTCCATTTCCTTGCGCTCCTGCATAAAACCGTGCAGGAACAGTTCCAGCAGAGCGGCGGCGCGGTTGCACAGCTTTGTGAAATCCTTCTTGCCGATCTGCAGCTTGCCGGTCGTAATAACTTCAGTCTCCGGGCGGCCAATAATCTGAATCGTCGGATTAGGCACCAGCGTCTTTGCGCCGTCCGCCCCCACTTCAAAGAGCGGCGGCGTGGACTGCTCCATGACGATGCGCGGCGGGTATGCCTCGCCCCGGAAGCTGGTATCCCAATTCAGCTTTTCGTAGTACGCGACAAAATTGTCGAGGTCGCGCGCAAAAGTTCCCATGATTTCTGCCATTTTGATCTCCTTTCATACTTCCACGCACTCATCGGCGCGGATATTGATGCGTTTGCCGCCGGACTGTATCACGTAGCCGTACCGCTTTGTGCTTGTCGGCGGGCTGTATCTTTCCGCCGGGTAGATCTGCCCAACGACCGGGCTCAGCTCCGGATAGATCTCTACCGGCTTTGTGATGCGGATGTTTACCCGGCTGTGCGGCAGGCGGAGCTCGCCGTTTTCGGCGCGCATGCGCTCTCCGCGTTGTATGTGTCCTTCGGCCCGCACTGCTTTGATGTTTGCGTTCCTGCATTTCGGTGAGCAGCACGGCTTGTATGTGCTGTACTGCCGCAGATAGCTCGGCGTCCGGTAAAGTTCCTTCCCGCACTGCGGGCAGATCAGCTTGACTAATTCCTGCTTCATGACGTTTATCCTTTCGTCTGGGGGCCGGTATTCCGGCCCCCGTAGGCAGGACGGGCTTTCACCGTCTGCGCACCGGCGCGCCGCGCTCGCTTGACTTACGCTGCGCATTTCCGGGCGAGCCTCCCTTGACTGCCGTCAGGCGGCTTATAAAAAGGAGGCAAGCGATGCACGGGGCCTATGCGATACCCCGTGTGGGATGACGTTTTTGCGCACGTCTCACGCGCTTTCCCGGCGCACGTGCTTGAGGGATTTTCCGTGCGCCGGGTGCAAAGCCGGGGGTTTCCTTCCGCAGCCGTCTCATGGCGGAGCGCCTGCGGCATAAGTCCGATAAAATATGGTCCCCGGCTGATTGCCTATTCCTTGGTGCTGATATCCTTGTGCAGCAGGCCGTCCGCGCCCTTGACGAGCGGCAGCGCCCTGCGCCGCACCTGCTCATCCGGATTCCAGCCGCATTTCAGGCAGCAGGCCGTCGTGCGGTTCATGCAGGCGTTCCCGCTTTTCGGCAGGCCGCAGGGCATTCCCGGACGGCCCTCGTTTTTTTCTTCCGGCATTTTTAAATCTCCTGTATATCGATTCCGAATTTCGAGCGCATGAATTTCCGGTTGCGCAGATACTCCTTTGTCCGCGTGGCGGTCGACTTCACGTCCTCGACGACGAGCTTGCCGCCGAATTTGTACGAAAAGTCCGCCGTGTACCGCACTGCGCGGATGCGCTCGCCAGTCTCGGTGATGTAGCTCTCCTGCAAGGTGAACTGCGGTTGGAGCCGCAGATCGGAGATAATGCCGGCCCGCAGCATCACCATCAGTTCGTCATACCGCCGCGCCTCCTTTCGGCTGTCGAACCGGACCCCGGCCCGCTCGGCAGGCGTGTTGCGGTACTTCGCATTCCCTTGGCTCCCCTTGTGAAGGGGAGCTGGCGCCGCAGCGCCTGAGAGGTCGACCTGCTGCCTGGCATAAAGCTCCCGCATCCTCGGCGGCATATCCGCCATGGATTCAAACCGCAGCCCGCTCATTCGGATACGCCGCCCATCTGCGCACCACAGCAATAGCAATATTGAGAGCATCCCACAAAAAATGCGCCCACTTTCGTACCACAGGCTGAGCGCTCCCATGTACTCCTTGATTCCCGCACTTTCTTCCACTGCCCATGCACCACCTGCGCAACGTCGGCGGCGGGCGTGTATGCGGAGGAAGAAATCATCTTGATCGCGTCCTGTATCGTGCCCTTTTCCCTGCGATAATCCCGGCTGCCCAAGCTTTTAAGCAGTGCAAGCGTCTTTTCGCGGCTGATGTATTCGTCAGGCATGGTCGGCCTCCTTTCGTGTCAGCACCCACAGTTCCCCGGCTCTTTTGAGCCAGTAAAGCCAATCCTCCATGATTGCATCGATCACGGCAGCGGCTTTTTCGTGCGGCATGGCGAGAATCGCTTCCGCTGAAAGTTCCGTGCTCTCATCCTCCATCACGGTTTCGTAAAGTTTTGAGCGAATTGGAATGCGGCAATATTTCTTTTGCTCGTTGATTTCACCGCGAATAATTTCAGCCATCATTTACCCTCCTGTTCCAAGCCTCTCTAGCTTCCGTGTACGGATCTTCTGCAAACGTTGCCCGGAACTTAAATCCGGTTCTGCATTTTGTGCAGATCAGGCCAATCGTGATAATCTTCTTCCCGTAATTGCACTGTACGGAGTTCGGCCCATCGATTTCTCCGCCGCAGAACGGACACGGGAGAAACTCAACCATTCCTCTTTCCCTCCATCGCCCGTTCAGCTTCCTCGCGGGTGAGAAATATGCTTTTCCCGATCGTACTTTCGTCAAAATCCGGGCCGCCCGCCGTTCTATAAATAATCCCTCTCACTGCGTGCTCGTACACACGCACCCCGTCAGTCTCATACACCTTGCACGGCAGGATGATGCACCGCCCGTCCCTGTCGGCCGCGGCCAGTTCTCGTAGCCGATTGGTGTCAACCCCGTACATCCTCGCTATTGCTCTAACACACCCAGCTTCGGTTTCCATACCGATTTTTATAATTTCTTCCGGCGTCAGCCCCGTGTCCTCGTAGGCTTTCAGCCGTCCGTACAGATCGCGGGCCATCTTGCGGAAAATATCCTTGCCAAAGCCGTTGCTCGTTGGGCCGTTGATTAGCACGTTGAGCGTGCTGTCCCGGCTCTGCTTCCAGTCGATTTCCTTGCCGCCGATCGCGGCGTGCAGAAATCGGTCGGTGCCCGGGTCTACGTTGATATTAGGACTTGTCAGTCGCTCCATGTCTCATACTCCTTCCCGATGTATTCGCAGTATGCCATTTCCAGCCTCGCGCCTGCGCTTTCCGCTGCGTCCGGCGGGAAAACAACCGCGTCCGCCACGTCGATCATTGCAAAGCAGATCCGCATGTAGTCCTCCCGGCTCATGCCCTCCGGCAGCTCGGCAGGATTGAGCACAGTGTGTCCCTGCCAGCCCAGCTGTATTTCTGCCGCTGCGAATTTATCCCGATACCCCGGATCTCCGGTGATTTTACCGGCTATGTAAACCTTCACGGCAATTCCTCCACATACCGCCAGCTCTGCGGCGGGCGGGTGACCGGCTTTGGTTTTGCCTTGAGCGCTACCTCTACCTCATTTGGCACAGCGTAAAATTCCCGCAGCTCGCGCGGGGTGTCGTAAATCCTGAGGTTGGATATGTGCCAGCCGTATCCGACGCCGCCGTCCAGATACTTCTCCAGCTCGTCTTTTGTCAGGCAGGCATCTGCAAGAAGCGTATCAAGGGGTGTGCAGTCCATGTTCCAATCGCAGATGCAATATTTCGGCGGTTCACAGCTTGCTCCTACTCTGACGATCCTTTCAAAAATGTCGTCGCATACAAACTCGCCGATGACGCCGCCCTGAACCGAACGGTAAATGTAGCACTTAAACGGTGGGTTCATCTTCGGGCGCGTCTTGCGCACCTCAACGGTCTTCTGCCCGCTCATGATCTTCTGGGACCACATCGGGCGGATGCTGATCAAAACAGCTTTACTCATGCCTTGTCTCCTTCCTCCGTCGCTTCCGGCAGCGGCATCCAGTGGGTGACCTCCACGTCTTGCCCCCATGTATCAAACCATTCGCCGTATGCGTAATTTGCAATGAGTGCATCCCCGTCAGCATTTAGCGCAAGCTGCGGCATATCATACTCTGGCGTTTTTTCTGTCACGGAAATCCACCGCTGTTTCTCCCGCAGCGCCGCGTTCTCTGCGGTCAGGCGCTCGATGAGGTCGGCTGCGTCCGTGCCAACCTTGTCAATATCGCAGCTTGTCCATGTATCCACTCCCAGCTTCTCTTTTTGCTCGGCTGTCAGCTGCTCGGTCTTCCAGTATGGGCATTTTTCGCAGTCTCCGGTCGGTCCGCCCGGTGTAGACGTGCACCGCAGCGCCTGCACGATTTCCTTGATCATACGCTATAAACCTCCAAACTAAATTCGGGCAAGCATCCTCCGCTTCCCCTGTATTTGTTTTTCAGCAGGAAGGCCCCATCCCTGAGGTAGCATAGGCCCTTTCCCTGCTCACAGATGAGTCGACGCTCGCCGTCCGGCGTTACCACCGCTTTCAGCACCCGCACAGCCCGGAACCACTCATGGTTTTCCGTGCTGATATTCAGAATAACGATCTCACCGATCCTTGCAGCAGCCTCATCGAAACTCAGCCTGCGCCCATGGCTCTCAACTATCTCGCCAGCAGTCGGAACACCGAGCAGATCATCAAACGATATCTGGCTGTATCCCCGTTTTCTCATTCTAGCCACGCCCGATCCGGAAGCGCGGCGAGCAGCCGTTCAAATTTTCTCGTGCTGTCCTTGTACTCACGGAAATCGTCGGCTTCCATTTCGTCATATGCCTTTTCGATTTCCCTGATCGTATCCAGCAGCGACGAATTTTCGTTGCGCAGGATATCAAAAGTCGCCTTGAGATAATCGTACTGCTGCCGCAGGTCGAAGAATGCAAGCAGAATGCCAAATGCCCAGCCGATGCGCGAAAGCATTTCCACTTTGGTCAGCCTGCAAAGCCGCTTCCCAGCTTCCGTCTGCGCAAGCCCTTGTTCGTAGCTCGTGAGAGAAAAATAGTCCTCATCCTCACTGTCGTACCCAACCAGATTGTAGCGGTTGCCAATCAGAGCGACTGTTGCATCGTCAAAGTCTCGGTAAAAGTCCTCGAAATCCTGCTCATACAGCCTCATTTGCAGCTCGTCGGCTTTTGCGGATAAATCTGCGAAAGCCATGCGAAATTCCCATTCCGCATCCTCGTCGCCATCGAGTGCATTGAGAAGCGTCTCGTCGTTGTCTGCCTGCTCAATGTAGTACCGCACGCCATTGCAAGCCTCTACGATGTCGTCGAGCTCCTGCGTGATGTTGTACGCGCCCATTGAGGCTAGTGCCGGACGCTTGTATCGCAGATTTCTCGTTTTGTCGCTCATACCATCGTCCCCGGCCAGGTGTCCGGCTGATAGCCGAGCTTGGCCACGCTGGCCATCTGGTGGTATTCCGGCCGCTTGAAGCTGTAGCCCCAGCGCTTTGCCGCCCAGAAAATGGCCGCCGTTTCGTCCGCGGCGTGTACCGTCAGCTGTCGGCCGGAATAATTCACCACGAAATAATGCTTGCCGGTATAGCCCGGCTGCTCGACGATGTCCGCGCGCTTCGCGGGCCGTTCGCCTGGATAGCTGATACTATTTTGCCGCATAGATCTTGCCCCTCCTGTCTTTGTTTGCCGCCCGCTCGATCTGCCGGATGGCGGCTATGTCCGGCTCCAGACTGATCTTGTCCCGGTGGTTTACATCATAGATGTGGTTTCGGATGCTCACATAGAGCGTCCAGTTGCAGCAGCGTGCGCTGCATCCTGGTTCCCGGCCGGGGCAGTCCTTCGCGCACGGCGACGGGATCTGCCGCATGCGCGGCGCGTAGATCTGCGCAGTCATAGCGCTTCATCCTGCACGCGCTGGAGCCAGTACACCAGCTTTTGCAGCCGCGTCTCCTGCGCCAGCAGCGCGTCCGTTGTTTCGTGGTCGACGCGCGGCATCTCGCACAGGAGCGCCCGATCATTCTTGAGATCGTCCGCGTAAGCGTTCACCGCCTCGATCACATCCGCCAGCTGGTCATGGCGGAAGTCGACCGTGATCTTCCGCTCCTTCACAGGCATATCCCTGTAAAAAACGTCATCAGCGATACGCCGCCGAGGACGGCGGCGATCTCCGTCGCGTGGGCGCAGCCCGCGATGATGCACAGCGCGAAGCCCACGCCCGACAGCCAAATGCACCCCAGCCGCGCCAGCCGCCGCATGGCCTTGCGCCACTGGTAGATCGCCCGGATTCTCTCCCGGCGCTCCTCCAGGCTTTCCCCTTCAGGAATTTCCGGCGGCTCATACCCGATCCGCCGTTCTGCAAGATTGGTTCTCATTCTGCCAACTCCTTCCTCCATACCGGGCTGTCCTCCCGGTTCACGCAGTAGCGCATGGTTTCCTTGAATTCCTCGCCTATTCCCCGCTGGCAGAACGCGGCATAAAATATGTTCAGGATTCGCGCTGCAGCAGCGCTCAGTTCCAGCGCGCTGCCGGATAGCGCAGATACCGTTTTTTTGCCGTCCATGCCGATTTCGATGTGTACCTTCCCGTTATCCATTGGTTTCCTCCTTCGCCTCCTGCATCCGCCTGACGAGCCGCGCCAGACGGGCGTTTTGTGTCACGAGCTTCTGCGCGTCCAGGTCCAGCCCCTTGCGCTTCAGCCCGTTTATGATCTGCGCTGCCTGGCACTCACACACCAGCGCCGCCTCGATCAGATCATGCAGCTCCTGCGCGTCCAGCGTCAGGGTGTAGGCTTTTCCGTTTTCCATTCTATCCGTCTCCTATGTACGCGCCATGCGGCGCGTTTAGTTACTGGCGACCGGCAGGCGGCCTTCGGCGGCGGCATTCTCAAGGATCCGCCATGCAACGCGGCGGGCCGCCTGCCGGTTGGCTTCCTTCTGCTCCGGCGTCAGGCGGCGCAGATAGTTGTCCGCAATCAGGGCCGTGCAGTTTTTCAAGTGGTATTCCGCCACGATATGCGGTTCTTCCTCCGCAATGGGATCATAGTGCTTCGGCATGATTTCAGCCTCCTTCCGGCTTTAGCTTTTCCTGAATTGGAAATATTACGCAGAATCAAGGTTCCGATTCCAGCAAGCTCACGATGCAGATCATCTGCTCCGTCAGCTTTGCAATCTCTTCGTTTGTGGTTTCCTGATTCCGGCTGCGCTCGGCCAGCAGTTCCAGCTGCTCTTCGAGCGTCTGCCGCAGATCGTCGTCGATTACCATCAGACGGCCTCCTTCTTCTCGCTCTTCGCCGGCTGCACCATAGCAGCCATGCCCTGCATAAAGATCAGCGCCTTCTCACGCATTTCCGGCGTAAGCTTGTTGATTTCCGCCGAGATCTTCTCGGCCTGCTGCTTCTGCTCCTCTGACATTGATCTCACCTCGTTTGGTTTATTCCTTGCCCATACCGTAGCATGGATTCTCCATATTGTCAAGCATTATTTTATTCTTTTCCCATATTTTTTGATTGACATTTATTCCGTGCTGTGATAACGTAATGCCAGAAAGAAGGTGATTTGATGAGCACGATCAATGAGCGAATCGCATTCCTAATCAAGGATCAGGGCCTGACGCAGTCCAAATTCGCCGAGCGTATCCATCTTGCGCAATCCCATATTTCTAAAATATGTTCCGGTATCAATGTCCCAACCGAGCGCACGATCTCGGATATCTGCCGGGAATTCAACGTCTCCCTCGCCTGGCTCGAAGACGGCGAAGGGGAAATGTATGTACAGCGCAGCGCGAATGAGGAGCTGGCCCTGCTGGTCACGGATATCATGTCCGACGCGGATGACTCCTTCCGGAAACGCTTCATCTCCCTCCTGATGGCACTCCCGCCGGAAAAATGGAGCGAAATTGAAAATTTCGTAAAAAAATTAAACGGAGACGCTTGACCGTCTCCGTTTATTTTTGTATTCTGGTAGGGGGTGGTATTTCATGGCTGCATCTCCTACAATGCCTAACACAGAGTCAACGACTGCGCTGCAGTCTGAGATGCGGAAATCCAGATACCGCACAGAGATCAGGAAGATTCACACTGAATACCCGTACCATAAAGCCATCGGTAAGAAAAGTCCTTATAACGGGAGAATCATCTGGACAGAAAACGATTACGACTTGTATTGTCACTGCTACGCGCTCTTTCGTATGTACGAGAAAGACATGGCCGAAGCAGACAATAAACTCCTTAATGCCAATGTCAGCCTGTCTTTAGAGCGCAAAGCAAACGCAGAATTTTATGAAGCCGCGTATAAGCGTTTTCGCTTTATGCGCATTGTCATCTATGTGCTTTGCGCCGCGCTTACTTACTTCGTTTTCCTTTCCCCGTTCTTTTCCTCGTCGGATGAATCCGCTCATCATTCCTCTTCATCTGTATCTTCATCCTCTTCTGCTTCCTCCTCTGAATCTTCGGAGTCTTCTTCTGATTCCAGCGGCAATGGCCCGCAGCGCCCAGATGGTTACACTTCCAATGAGTACGTTGGGAACAAGAAGAGCCACAGGTTCCACAGATCTTCATGTTCCTATCTCCCAGATGAGGATAACCAAAGAATTTTCAAGTCCAGAGACGCGGCAATCTCCGCAGGGTACGACCCATGCGAGCATTGTAACCCCTAGCTTCCCCGCCGGAACGGTTTCCCGTTTCGGCGCTTATTTTATGATGTTCCGCAGGAATCGCAGGATGATTTTCAGCTGATCCAGTGTGGCCCGCTCTAAAATATTTTCAATCTGTTCCATCGTCTTTTCCATCTCCGTCTCCATTTCTCCACAAAAACCGTGTTCTTTTTTTGTTAATCTTTACGTCTTGTTCGCGCCTCCCGAAAGTTGTAAGATATAGGTAGGCGTTGCCCGCGCCGCTTGCCGAACAACGGCGCGGGCTTTGGTTTCGCGCAAACGACCGGGAGCCGTCTGTATCTGAAGCATGGCATACGCCGGTTGGGTTTGTAAACCTGTCGGTTTGGTTTTCAGCGTAGGTTTTTCTGAAATCTTACTGCCACAGGTGTGGTTTTTATATATGGAGGGATGGTTTTTGTCAGAAAAATTGTGGGAAACATGCCGTGAAGCAAAGGACACCATGCAGCCGCATAAGACGAATCAGGATATCGCTGACGAATCCGGCGTATCCGTCAATGCCGTCAGCCAATTCCTGCGCGGCGAGACTACGAAGCCGTACATTAATACCGTCGGCCCGATTTGCGCATCCCTCGGCGTATCAATGGATGAGCATTTCGGCGTCCCGCCTGCCGAGCCTGCCGAGCCTTCCGATGCTGAAAAACTCCGCGCCGAGAACGCGGCCCTTCGTGCGCAGCTTGCCCAGCAGCAGAAGTCCCTGCGCATGCACCGGCTTGTGACGCTCATCCTCTTGGGTATTCTTTTGCTGTGTGCCCTTGCGCTTGTGGCCGACGTGCTCATCCCATCGATCGGCTGGATTCGCGCATGAAAATTACCGCCCCGGCCCGATCAGCCGGAGCGGTATATGTATAACCTTTTTATGCAAGGGTGAGAATCTTGGTATGAAATTTACATCAACATGGCGGATTTCAGATCCGCTCGCGCAGTATATTGTCTATCTGCGCAAATCCCGCAAGGATATGGAGGCAGAAGCACTTGGGCAGACTGACACGCTCAAGCGCCACCGGGCCACGCTCTTGTCTCTGGCCGAAAACAACAACCTGAACGTCGTGGAGATCTGCGAGGAAGTCGTGACGGGTGATTCTATCGCCGTCCGTCCGGAGGTGCAGAAGGTCCTGCAGCTTGTCGAAACCGGCAGCTATGCGGGTGTCCTCGTTATGGAGGTCGAGCGTCTGGCGCGCGGCGACACCATCGACCAGGGCATTATTGCGCAGACTTTCAAGTATTCCAATACAAAGATCGTTACCCCGAGCAAAGTCTATGACCCAAACAACGAAATGGACGAGGAATACTTCGAGTTCGGTTTGTTCATGTCCCGGCGGGAATACAACACCATCAAACGCCGCCTGTCCCGCGGCAAGGAGGCGTCTCTGCGCGAGGGCAAGTGGATCTCCGGCAAGACACCCTTCGGCTGGCTGCGCGAGAAGCTGCCGAACGACAAGGGCTATAAGCTCATCCCGCATCCGGAGCAGGCCCCGATCCTCCAGCAGATCTACGACTGGTACACCGGCGATGGCTGCACGCGCATCGGCGCGAAGGCGATCTCCACGCGGCTGAACAGCCTCGGCGTCCCGACCAACTCCGGCAGCCTCTGGCGCACGGACTCTGTGCTGGATATCCTGCGCAATCCGGCAAATGCGGGCTGGATCAAATCCGGCGGCAGACCGGAGACGAAGCGTATCGTTGACGGCTCTGTTGTCGTCAGCCGCCCGCGCACCCGGCAGGAGGATTTGAAACTCTATAAAGGCTTGCACGATGCTCTGATCTCACAGGCGCAGTACGATAAGGCCGTTTCGCTGAGTTATTCAGTTGTTGCTCCGCGCGGCAAGGGCGCATGGAAGACCGTTACCAGCCTTGCCGGGCTTGTTCGCTGCGACCAGTGCGGGCGCGTCATGGTTCGCAGAGCGTCTTCTGGTGATCGGCGTCCGTCATTCATGTGCCCAACGCAGGGCTGCCCCACTGTCAGCTCATGGTATAGCGAGGTTGAAGAGGCTTTGCTTGACGCTCTGCGTGATTGGCTGCGTGAGCTTGAGGTCGGCGAGGCTGACACCAACGACGACCATTCACTGCTAGACGCGCTCTCCGCTTCCATCAACGCTGACCAGAAGCAGCTTGCTAAGCTGGAGGCGCAGGAAGCCCGCGCATACGAGCTCGTCGAGACCGGCGTTTACACCCCAGAAGTCTTTCTTCAGCGATCTCAGGCGCTGGCCGCAGATAAACAGGTGATTGTTTCCCGCGTCGAAGAGAACCAGCGCGCGCAGGACGAAATCACGCGTGCCAAGCAAGCACGCGCCCGTCTCGCCCCCGCTGTTCGCCATGTGCTCGAAGCCTACCCCCTTGCAGCGACTCCGCAGGATAAAAACGATCTGCTCAAAACTGTCCTGCAGAAAGTCCTTTACCATAAGCGTTCAAAATCCTATTCCAAAGCAGGCAGCGATATGTGCCTAACCCTTTACCCCCTCACTGATTGATTTGCCGCCTTCCCTTTTCAGGTCTACAATTACGTGGGCCGCATGAATGAATCCCATTTAAATGTAGATTTTATAGCAAGTGAAAATCCCTCCTGCGAGCAGGAGGGATTTCTTTATTTTGCGATATGCTCATAATACTCCATCAGCTTCCGCTCCGGCCCCGGGCCGTCTTTATCGATCAAAAACGCCTTCGCCAGCGCGGCGTAGAACTCCGGGCGGTTGAGGCCGAACTCTACGGCGACGGGGTAGTAGTCCGAGTACATCATGTTCATGGTCACGCCCCACGCCCAGCGCGGGACCACTGGCGCCTGAATGCCCATGCTCTCGGCCACGGCCGTTGTCTGTTCCATCGTCCAGTGCGGGCCGGTCGAGCCGTCGGCATTCTGCATGCGCTCGGCCCACTGCATGGCCGTCTCTCGGTCAAACTCTGCCGCTTCCGGCTGGTCTTCGCGGCAGTCCAGCTTTTCCAGCCTGCGGATCGTCTTCGCGTACAGGCCGACTTCCTCCGCGCTGCCCAGCGTCACGGGTTTCTCCATGGCCTCATGCAGCTTGTGATAAAGCTTCTCCATATACTCTTTCATGCTCACACCTCCTGAATATATTTGTAAAGCTTGTCTACGTCTGTCACGTCAAACCGCATATCTTTGTCCTTGATTGAAAACAGCTTAATCTTTTTTCCGTCGATCTCATCCCGAGCGTATTTGTATAAACGATCGATGTCGACGTTTCCCTCCTCGTCAAGCGCCCCAGTCAGCTGCACAAAGAAATTATCTTTCATTGCAAGCAGCCGCTCTTTCCCGCCGTCCTTTGCCATCCGCATAAGTATAGCCGCAGCCACGCCAATACCTTCCGGTAGCCGTGGAATCAGTTCGCTATTCGCGAATCGCTCTAAGCCATTTAATGCCTGATCTATCGTCACTGTCATTATAGATGTCCTCCTTTAAGGATGGGGGCGGCTATTGCCGCCCCTTGCATTTAGCCCTCGCTGGCCGTCGCTGTGCCGGTCGGAGCCGTCCAGCTGTTATACCGCTGCATCGGTTCCGGGCAGATGTTGGCAATGGGGATAACCGTCTTGGTCATGCCGGAAAGAGTCGCGATCTCGTTCTGCATGCAGGACAGGTTCGCCGTGGTCTGCGCGTTGATCACGCGCTGCTGGCAAAGCTGCTCTTCGATCGAGCGCATTCTGCCGTCCGTGTACTGGTACACCTCGAGAATTTTCTTATCGGTGTAAGCGTTCGCGTCGCGCAGCTTCACTTCCGTTTCCAGCTCTGCGATTCGTGCGGACTGACCAGCCTCATAACGGCTGACATAGTGGTTGTCACTGTTACCCGCAGCCATAGCCGCAGCTGCAGCAGGATTCGCGCCGAATCCGCCGAGAATGCCGCCGAGACCGCCGTTCAGCACGCCGAGGCCCGTACCGATCGCACCGAGCGTCACGCCCAAATTGCCCTTGCCATTGCTTGCGTATTCCATAAAAAAATACCTCCGGTAAAAATAAGTAAGCTGGCCAGCTCCCATCCTCAGTCTACCGGCTCCGCGCTTTTTCTGGGGGACATTTATGGGGCATTTGTGTACCAAATTTTTTATATTTTTTTGCATTTTCCTCTTGACTTTTGCGCCCATTGGACGTATAATAAGGCCATAAGATAAAGCAAGGCGAAAGCCGGGAGGTAACAGAAATGTACGAAATGAACAGGGATATGATGGACACCATGATCCGCGACTGGATGGCGGACAATGCAGAGGAGATGGCCGATCTGGTCATCGATTACGATAGCATCCGGTACGACGACGACCTGAAAGAGTGGATCGCCGACGCGCACGACGACAGCACCAGCTACACGCTCAAGGCTTGCAGCGATGGTTTCATCCGCATCTGCTGATGATTGCGGCCAACGCAAGCGTTGGAAGACCGGAGCGGCAAACCAAAACAAAAATAAAATAAAACAAGGCGAAAGCCGGAAAGAGGATGGCAGACATGTTTAATATCGTTTCCGCGTGGGGAACGCAGACAAATCCCCACTATAACCCGGACACTGCAAATAATGGCGGAGGTTACTGGCAGTTTTCCGGCGGTATCGTTGTCGACCTTAACGGCCAGCTTGTCACCGTCGAGGTCGACGACACGTCCTGCGGCGATTTTGGCAGCCGCGTGTATTTTTCCGTGGCCGCTGATGGCTTCTGCTGGAGTTTTTCAGACGGCACAATGGACGATGCGTCCGTTGACACCTCGGAGGATGTCTTGGGCGTTCTGCGGTCCATCTCCGGCGTTCTGGGCGTGGACGCCGAAGCGCTGATTTCTGCCGCGTTGGATGCGGCGAACATCTGCGCGTGGGAGGTATGCTATGCCGACTGACGTCCAGCGCCGTGCTCACGGTTGAAAAAATATAAGGAGGTACCACCATGAAACTCACACCCGCAATCCGCGCTGCTCTTTACGCCGAAACAGGCGCATACACCGACCGCGACGCCTACATCTCCGATATGGCACTGTCCAGCGTCTGGGGTGATGCCGAAGATGAAGAGATTCCGGCGGAGCGGCTGGCGCTCCTCGGCGGGATCTGGGACGGGAAGCACTGCACAATCCCGGAGTTGATCAAGAAATACAGGATGACGCAAGCTGGCTTTGCGCAGTATTTCAACGTTCCTCTGCGTACCGTGCAGCACTGGTGCCTCGGCGACCGCGCCTGCCCGCCGTATGTGGCCACAATGGCAGCCGAGATTTTAGCCTTAAACAATCAATAAAAAAGCAAGCGCCGGATGGGCTTCCGGCGCTTATTTTTTATAACTTTTTTTCATTTTCCTCTTGACTTTTACGCCCAATGGGCGTATAATAAGACCATAAGATAAAGCAAGGCGATAAGCCGGGAGGGAACAAAAAATGAAACAGTACAAATACTTCTACAAAGTCACCGATGAGAACGGCCAGATCATTTTCAACCATCGTTCCGATTATGCATACCGTCTTCTGGCGCTTGCGAACAAGGAAAGCCGCGACAGCGACGGCAATATGCTTGCCGCATGGTACTTCGGCAAGGTTGAGCACAACATCCCCGAAGACGTGTGGGAGCGTGTGCAGGTTTACGGCGATAGAATTTGAGGTATCAAAGATGACTGGCTATCAGCAAGCGATCCTCATGCTGCTCGGCGTTGATACCTGCGGCAAGTTCCTTGTGCGCTGCGTTGATCGCTGGTACATCGACGCGGTTGCCGAGCTTTTCCCAACCGCGCCGTACCTCCAGCACCGCGCAGACGGGAAGAGAGACTTTTGGGTTGTGAAATCCGCGAAGGTGCATCTTCTCCCGCCCCTTGCCGACGTGACGGATTGGCAGGGATTTTGCCGCGGTGTGGTGGAGCTGCAAGCTTGCCTTGATCTCTGGCCGCACAAGGTACGTGGCAAGCCCATCAGGACACCACGGCTGCGGGTTTACGGGCAGCCTGAGCTTTTAACGCAAGTATCCTCGCATTTTCCGGCAGGGCCGAAAAAGCTGCAATTTCGGCGCACGCAGACCGGCGAAACGTGCGTCCTGTACTATCAAAGCCCGGCAGAAGTCGCCGATATTCTCAATTCGCTGCACGGCGAACCTTGCAACCGCGAACTCTGGGCCCGCTGGGACGCGCTCATGCAACAAAATAAGCCCGCAGGATAACTGCGGGCCTGATACAAAAACACCCGTGGGACGAATCCCACGGGTGCTTTGCGTTATGCTCCTGTCAGGCGGCGGGCGGTGTTATAGATGTGCGGCAGGCGGCGGGAGATGGTTTTGCGGTCGATACCGATTTCACCGGCCGCGTCCAGCTGCGGGAGCCTGCGCACGATATAAAGATTCACGATCTGCTGATCGATCTCATCCAATAAGCCCTCGTCAGCGACGCGCTCCCAGTCGCTGCGCGTGAGGTGTTCCAGCTCCTTCGGCAGAGCCAGCCGCGCAGTTATGCTTTCGTCACTCCCTTCGGCCCGCCGCCGGGCATGGCTTACTTATCCTTGTGATTCAGCACAGCGATATTGCCCTTGTTGCTGACTTCGAGATCCAGCGCGGCGGCGATATCGCGCACCTTGACGTAGTTCGTGCCGTTCTTCAGGATGCGTTCGACGGTGATTTCCTTTCCGTCGACGATGATCTTGCTCTTTTCTACCATTTCGGTTTCCTCCTCTGCATTTTTTCCATCTTCGAGGGCCATCACGGTATGGCCCTCGCTTACCAGCACGTCCCCGCGCAGGAGATTGGCGTCCGTCGTCAGATACTTGCTGCCGGTCAGCAGCTCGAAGTCTCCCGTCGCAGGCCAATCGTGCAGCATACAGTAGGTGGTGCAGCTGTTGCCCTGCTTTTTGTAGAGCGCGGCGACGGCCTCACAGCCTGCGGCCACGGCGCAGAGCGTCATGAGCGCGGAGCAATCCGTCTCCACTGGCTCTTCAATCTTGCTCACGTCCCATCGGACGGCCTTTGCGGCCTCGTACGCCGTGTTCCGGTCGCTCATATCGTAACCGATGTTCCGGTTTTTAATGGCCGCCTCGCACGTCTGCGCGGCCCGCGCAGCCTTTTTGCGGCTTTTGTAGCGCAGGACGCCGAGCCAGCGGCCATTGTACCAGTTGGAGATATTCAGCTCCCGCCCGGTCTGATTGCCGGGCTGCTGGTTGCGGCCGCCCGTCTCGCCGAGACTGGCCTGCCCGATCTTGATGCTCATTTCTGCGCATCCTCCTTTGTGGCGTTGTCGATCGCGTCCTGCGCTTTCTGGCTCTGTGTGCCAAAGTAAAACGCGATCACGACGGTATATACCATCATAAAGTCCTGCGAGATCTTCCCGGCGACTGCCATGTACGCAAATACCGCCGTCAGCACCAGTGTGACGATAGATTTGACGCTCAGCAGATTGCCGAGCCGCTTCTTGATGTTTTCCATATGTATGCTCCTTTCAGTCCTTTGTTTCGCTTTCGCTTCTCGTCGCAACCGCGTCAGAGATTGCGAGGTTCGCACGAAGCATTGTATCCTCCAACTTTGTCAGGGCGATACTTCTATTCCTTCCCGCCGGGAGCTGCATGATGAGCGCTTCCGCTTCTTCAAGCTTCCCCCGAATGCTTTCCGACAGGTGTTTATCCATCGGTTCAAAATTCACTCGCTTATACATATTGTGTACCCCTTTCGTTATTCTACCGGATCATTCTTTTTTGCAAAAACCCGCTTGAAGGCAAGCAGGCCAAGCTCTGTGATGGTTGCCCAGCCGGTAAAGCCGAGCACGTCGGACAGGTCGACCGACGCGCCGAGCTCCGGGCTGCGGATGACTGCAATTAGGACGGCGACGGTTTTCAGAGCGCAGGCCCAGACAATTACCGTCGTGATGAGCTGGAGCAAGTACACAACAATGGTTCGCGCCATTTCCCCCTTGCTCCACTTGCCTTTTACCCGCATATCTGCCTCCCAATTTATTGCGCACTGCTGTGCCCGCATTGCGCCTCCAGCTGGTGCAGGAATTTTTTCACGTCGCCGTTCCCGCCCATTTTTTTATACTTCTCTCCGGCGATCAGGCGCTCGGCCATTGGCATTTCCTCGCTCATGATCGTAAGGCGGAGGATTGCCAGATACTGCTCGTCCTGATGCTCCTGCATTTTTCCGAGCTTTTTGTCGATCTCGGCTAGATGCGCCTCCTGCGTTGTGGCCTTGCCGCGCTTTTTCTGAACCGCGCTGACGATGGCATTGACTACCGCCGTCAGCGCGGATGAGCCAAGCGCGGCGCAGACGAGGGTGACGATGATGGTTTTGCTATCCAT